CCGAGTGCCCGCGGCATACCCCTGTTCCGACGTCAGGCATTCGACGACAATGGACGCCGCCGCCAATTTCGTCCCAAGATTATGATTTAGCATTACGGCCGTTGATGGCCCAGGCAAGGTCGCAATCGCCCCGCTGTCATACCGGCCCTGATAGGCGTAGCTGACCACACTGCTGATCGTGCTCGCCCCGGCCACGGCCTCGCCAACAAACACAGCGTTAACGACAGCCCAAGTAGTGCCATTGCCCAACTTCATCTGCATGTTGGTGGTGTCGAACCAGTACTGCCCGTTCGTATTGGTCGGGGCCGTTGACTGATAGAGAGGCTGAAGGGTGGCTGTCCCCCAAGTCACAGATGCAGCTGATACATAAGTGGCGTAAATATAGTTTGTCGTGTTGGCAGTGCAGGCAGCTGTAGTCGCTCCCGAAGTCAGCCGGGCCACCACGTCTACCGCGCCGCTTGCGCCGAAGCCGTTGGCGAAGGTCATCACCAGGGGATTGGTCGCCGTGAAGGCCGGGGTGAGGCCGCTGCCGGTGGTGATAAAGTTGGCCTGCCCGCTGGCGTTGGTATCGCCGGAAAGGACGGTCTGGCGGACGGGGACATTGGTGCTGCCGGAGAGGGGCTGCCCACTGGCACGGCTATAACCTGTCACCAGGAAGTTCCCCGAGCCCAGCGGGATGGCCTGACAGGTATCGTTGGCCGCCGTGGTGATATTTCCCCCACCCGGCAGAATCATGCTGGTGGCGTTGTAGGTCAGCGGTGTCGCACCTGAGAAGGTCAGATTGAAAATCTGCCCAGGCTGGGCAGAGGAGCCAAAGCTGGTGACGGTCGTGGTGCCGCTGACCGTAATGTTCTGAGCGCCGGCAGAGCCAAGATCGACGGTGGAGGCAGAGGCCAAGGTGGCAATGCTGGAGGTGGCCCAGCCCATTTCAATGAAGAGATTGCCCGCTCCATCGGTGATGATGGTGGCAAAATATCCCTTGGGGATGACAATGCTCTGCCCCGCCGTTCCGCCGTTGATCTTGTCCGTGGTGTAGGGCGTGACGGTGACATTCCCTCCCTGGGCAAAGACGGTGTTCATCCAACTGGTAGAGAGCGTCGTGGTCTGCGCCACCGTCAGAGCCAAAGCCGCTGAAGCGACGTAATTGAGGCCGAGGGTTAGAGCGGTCAGAGAGGTCGCCGTCGAGATCGTGGTTTCAATCAGCGTTCCTCCACCACCGCCGCCGGGAATGCGGGCATCGACGCCATTGGCCGCCGTGATGGCCGTGACGTTAGTTCCGACAGTCACCTGGGCAATCGGCAGGCTCGTGGCCGGGCAGTTGGGAGCCACCGGGCTGGCGGCGACGGTGCCGGTGATGACCGAGGCGACGGCGGTCTGGCGGTTGATCACCACCAGATCAATGCGGCTGTTGCTGGTCGGTGCCGTCGCCAGGGTGACAATCTGTGCGGGCTGGCTGACGGTACCGGATGAGGTTTCCAACGTGCCGCCGCCAACTTGGACGGTCATGCCTGTGCCGGGCGCGGTCGGCTGGAACCAGCTGCCAACCCAGTCGAGAGCGGCGGAGTTGCTATCCTGCGTCGCCTGCCATTGCGCCCAGGTCTGGCTGGTGTCGTTGGAGGGTGCGAAGACGTTCGAGATGGGATTGGTCATGTCTTAAGGTCCCGTCGCTTTCCAAGAAACTAGGCCGCCAGTATCGGTTGATCCGGTCCAGCCATGAAGGGTGCAGCCATTGGCCGTGACGTTGACGGCAGAGGCGCTGGTCATGCCGCTGCCCAGGGGAGAAACCTGCACATTCGGCGCCTGATGAAGCGGCTGGCTGAAGGTGATAGCGGTGCCACCGGCTGTCGTGGTCACCGGTGAGGCCGAGGGGCCGGTGCCGGTGTCGGTCTTGGAGGCCACGTCGATCACCACGGTGAACTGCTCGATGATGCAGGCCCCGCTGCTATTGGTCTGAACCAGCTGCATCTGGACGTAACGGGCCGTCACGGTGCCCATGATCCAGGACTGCCACCCGCTCCAGGTGACATTGTCCTGGCTATAATTGATCAGCGTGCTGGTGTTGACGTTACCCTGACCACCGGGGCCGAGAGACGCGGATCTGATCGACGACGCCGGTATCAATCACAGCAGTGGTATAGGTGCTGACCGCGACCGGATCGGCATCCCATGTCGCAGCCAGAGCCTGAGTCATGGCAGCAGCCGTCACGGTGCTGTCGGGGATCAGGACGCCGGTATAATGCTTGACGAAGCCGGTCAGCGTTCCCGTCCATTCTGGTCCTTGGATTGCCTGGGTGATGATGGAACTGGCGTTGCTTACCGTCAGGCTGATGGTGGCCATGGTGGGAGACAGCTGATTGGCGATGTCCCTGGCCCGGATGGCGAAGACCCAATTGCCCGGCGGCACGCTGGCGTTGGTCATCTCGGTGCCGGCGGCGGCCTCGGTCAGAATGGTCATCTGCGCCCAGAGCGTGGTGCCCATCGGGCCATAGGCGATGTCATAGCCCTTGACCGCGTAATCGCTGGTGATCGGGTCCCAGTTGAAGGCGACGGCACCGCCGTTCTGTTGCGCCGTGAAGCCTGTGACATTCGGAGGAGGAGGCGGTCCCTGGATGGTGTAGGCCGTCGCGGTGACAGACGACAGCTCCTGCTCTCCGTAGCTGTCCCAGTGATTGAAGCTGACCAGCTTGACATAGATGGTTTTGCCGATCTGATCCACCGTGTAGCCGTAGCGGAACAATGCGTTATTGCAGCGCAGGAAACTGGCACCGGCGGCATGGGCGGAGGCGCTGGTGCCGTACCCGCCTCGGCGCAAATAGGACAGGCTATAGAGCCCGGTCCCGGTCAGCAGAGCGGTCTTGTAGGACACCATCTCGCCGCTCACCCAGCAAAGGGTGTTGAAGGCGTCGGCATCGGCCTGGGTGCCGGACAAGAGCGCACCCCCGGAGACCGCGACGGTGACGGCCAGGGTATCTGTGGTGTCGGGGTCGGAGCCAAGGGCCAGGGCAGCGGTCAGCGTGCCCATGCAAGCCGGGTTAGTGACCTGACCGACCCGCTTATAGGTCACATTGTCCGAGCTGACATAGACGTCTGCGCCCTTCCAATCGGAGCCGCCATAGGTGCCCAGCCACAATTCCAGGGTGCCGACCGTCGCCAGCTGGGGCGGGGCATCGAAGATGATCGGCGTCGCCGCCGGGCCGGGATCGACGTTGAAGTTGGAGGCATAACCGCGACCGGTAGCACCGGTGGCCGCCGTTGCTGTGCCAATGCCGGCGGGATAATCCTCGAAGGCGATCAGCAGCGTGCTGTCGGACTGTTCGGTGATCTCGGTTACGCGGACAGGATAATTGATCAGGCCGTGGCGGGCGTTGGTGATAGTGCCGAGATCGCCGATGTCGATGCCGACGCAATGCTCGCCGACCGTCACCTGCCAGGTGTTGAGGATCTGGCCGCGCTGAAGGATCAGCTGGGCCGACAGACGCGCCGCCGTAGCCTCGGCGAACAGATGGGCCGACTGGGTGCTGCTCTGGTTGCGGCCATAGAGCTGCGCTTCGGCTAGGGCGGTGGCCTGGACGGTTTCGGGGTTATAGCCATTGGCGCGGGCGATGTATTCCAGGGCCACGATGTTGACGGCATCCTGTGGCCGCGTGGCCGACAGAAGCAGAGGGTCAGACGAGCTGGAGCCAGAGGCGCTGGTGGCGGCATTCTGCGGCAGGACGTCGGCATCGGTCAGGGCAAAGGTGAAGGCCGGTGGCATATAGGTCACGCCATTGGCGGTCACCGCCTGATCGCCTCGCGGGATGATGTTGAGGGTCGATCCGGTCCAGGCGACGTCCGAATTGGTATAGGTGGCGATGTCGCCCAATGAACTGGCCGCCGACGCCTGCTCGGTATAGGCCACCGACAGCAACAGGCCATTTGCCAAGCAATAAGACTGATAGAGCGATAGATTGCCGATCAGCGAGCTGGGAAAGGCTGGGCACAGGCCCCAATAGGGATTGGTCAGCAGCGCCGGCACCCACATGGACGGATCAGCATCCACAGAACCCGCGACCGAATTGGAAAAGAAACCCGAGGTCTCGACATTATGGTTGGGCAGGCTGGCGCTATCGCCCAGGTCATAATTGGGAGCCCCCAGATAGGCGAAGCCGGGATAGGCCATGGCCTGGTTGGGTGGCTCCTGGGTCGAAGAGGTGTAGCCGATGGTCACATCGCGTCCGGCGTCAGCCGAGCTGAAGGTATAGGTGCCACCAGACTGGTAATATTCGCCCTCGGCCAGAGTGGTGCCGACGCCCTCAGCGGTGAAACTGCCACCGCTGTCCGCCGTCACGCCCTGATCGGAAAAGGAGCCGCCCGGATAATTGACCGTCACCGTGTAGGGCGCAGTCGAAGGGATGGTCTGCTGTTCCTCGACGGTCGAGAAGCTGGTCAGATAGCTCCAGGGCGTCTGGGGATAGCTGCCTTCGAAGACCGACATCCCCAGCGCGGCGGCATCGGTCGCCGTCGCGGAGTTGGCCACCCAGATGTTGCCCACGCCTTGGATCGGACCCTCACATAGGCAAAGCGCAAAGCTGGCTGAATAGGTGTAGCTGGTGGTGCTGGAGCTGCCGCCACCTCCGCCGCCCTTGCCACCGCCTCCGCTACTTGAGCTGCTGGTTTGGGCGGTGGCCTGGAAGGCTCCATACCAGATCAGGTTGGGGGCCACCTTGGCCGTGCCGACGACAACCGGGATGACCTTGCCGTAGCAGCTGGTCTGGATGTTGACACCGGCAGCCGCCGACGGTTGCTGGGCCTGGGGCTGTTTCGTTGAGCCGAGCAGGAATGACATCTCAGGACGCCTTAATCACGCTGAAGAAGCGCGGCGAGCGGTCGGCCAGACGCTTATGAGCGAAGCAGTCGCGGAAGACGTCGGCCAGCACCACCATCTTGGCTTCAGCCGAGGCATGGATCACCAGCTGCCAATCCAGCACGATGGCGCCATGGGCCCAGCAGCGGCCAACCTTGAACAGCACGAAATCGCCGGGCAACGGTGGCCCCTTGATCTCGCGGGCATGACCCAGGACGGCGCCAAGATAAAGCTCCTCATCCCGATGGAGATGCCATTGCGGCGAATAATCCTGAACCTCCGCCGGAGGGATGGCCCCGACAGCGGTATAGACCTCGGCAGGCAGCATGGCGCAATCGACGCCGCCCCTCTTGCCCTTGACCCTCCCAGCGTGGTGATAGGGCGTGCCCAGCCAGGAGCGGGCTTCCCTGACGATGGCCTGGCGCAGATCGCTCATATTACGAGCCTCCAGCGGTGGTCGGAGCCGGGATATCGAGGAACCCCCTGAAGGCCGCCAGATTGTTGAAGCGCGGGCAGCCATAGCCGTCCATCGATCCATCGCAGCCCGGAGAAACCGTGAATCTATCGCCGGCTGACGGGGCCTGGGGGAACGGCGTCATCAGCACCAGCGCCGAGGGAGTGCCGGCGGCGAAGGTGCGCAGGCTGCGCGTCAGGCCGGCATTGATGCCCGAGGTGAAGGCGATGGTGCCCAGGCTCCACCAACCGCTGGCCTGCCCCAGGTTGGAGAGGATAACGGCATTGGTCGAACCAGCCGTGACGGTGCCGCCAGCCTGATAGGTGGAGACATTCACGCCGCAAGCCGTATCTCCCAGGATATTGAGGCAAGTCGGGCTGTAGGTGTTGCGCGGCCATTGGTTCTGAAGGCGTTGCAAGGGGCTGTTGATGGTCAATGTGATGGCGGAATCACCGCCGTCGATCTCGGCGATTTCTCCGGTGAAGCGGATGACCGTCCCGGTGACCGCCACCGGCCAAGCCCCGGCTGCCGGCACAAGCGGAGCATAAGCCGTCAGCCGCTGGAACCATGCACCGCGCAGCAATCCTTCACGGACAGCCGGAAGCCACGGCAAGCCCATCAGCGTGCTGGCGCCGGGAATGAGGTCGATGGTCATGGTATCGACATCGGTGCCCAGCTTCTGATGCACAGTGCTCTTGGTGCCGGTCTTACCGTCACGATCCCAATAGGGGCCAGTCATGCCGCCGCAGAAATAGACGTTGCCCGAGGCGTCCTTGACGTTGCAGTCGCCGCTGGCGTAACGCAGCACGCCGCCACCCACCAGGGTGATGACATAAAGATCGCATCGCCAGAATTGACGGCTGGCCAACAGGGCTTGAAGGGCTGTTGAAAGGCTCTTGGCCATCGCGGTCAGGCTCCCAGCTTGATCGATTGGAACTTGACCGACTTGGCCTCCCAAAGCTGATACATGAACTCGCTCAGATCCAGGGTGTCGCCTTCGAAGCGGCAAGGAAAATACCAGCTGAAATCGACAGTGATTGCCGCACCAGCCACCGGGGCCGTGGTGAAGGTGACTACGCCGGGTGCTGCCGATCCCCAGGCTCCCACGCTGTAAGAGCTGGAAGATTGCACGACGCCGTTGATATAGACGTTGGCCACCACATTCGGCGCGTAGATCGGCTCGGCAAAGCCGCCGGAGCCACCAAAGGCACGAACCAGCTGGAAGGTCTTGGTCGCCCCGTCACCAGTGCCGATGCCCTGGCCCATCACAGCATTGTCGCTGGGGTCGGAATAGAGCCAGCTGGCGAAGCTGCCCTGAACAGAGTTGAAGAAGCTCACCAGCTGCTGGAGTTCGGTGAAAGATCCAGCCCGCAGCAGTTCGTAGCTCAGTTCCCAGTGCCAGCGCGGATAGCTCCACAAAGCCACCCGCGTCTCGGCGCCCGAAACCGAGCCCTGAGAGAGGGTGCTCCACTCCATGGAGCGTTTATTGTCCCAGGTCAGGCCGGGAAGATTGGAGGGGAAGACCAGCGAGGTCATGCGGCAGCCCCTTGGCCATGAGCCTTCTTAAGGGCCTTCGAAAGGGAGTTGACGGTCGTCTGCTGCTGCAGCTTGTTGTTGAAGCTGGCGGCGTCGGTGGCGCTGATATTGAAGTTGTTGATGGTGGTCCCACCGCCAGCGCCACCAGCAGACGCCGCCGAAGAAGCAGGCTGCTGGCTGTTGCTATTGGCCGGCAGCGCCATGCCCTCCGGCAGGCCGAAGGCGGGGAAAGCCGCTGTCAGCGACCGTAGCGGCGTGGCGATGGAAGATGGCAACACCATTTCGTCCTTGTGAAGCTCGGCCATGGCGCCGTCGAAAGGAACCTGATCCCAACCGCCGGACGCCGAAGCGACGGTAAGATAGCCCATCGAGTCGGCGAACTGCTCAGCGCCAACCCCCGGTGCCATCGCCCAGCCGATGAACGGGATTGCGGCAACGGATGCCATGGCAGCAGCGGCGCCAATGGCCGCATA